AAAGCATAGGAGCGTGGGGTTGAGGCAGTGTGTATGGCTGGCCGCGTTGGTCCACGGCCTGAAGCCAGAGCTAAATCTTTCATCAAATTACCACGCCTCCGCGAGTGTAAAATCACTCGACGTACATACCCCTACGCATCCTTTAACTTGGACCACACCCACTTAGCATGGACTCATAATGGATGTCTCTGTAACGACCTAGTGGCATTAACGCATCGCCACCAAGTTGACACTCCACCGGTTGATTTACCATTATCAGACGTTGATGTCTTTTTAAATAGACTCCGTCTTGGTGTTAGTCTCTTGCCCATGAAACGCTGGAAGGTAGTACGCGGTTATCATGGGCAGTGGCGTGCTAAATATCAAGCCGCCCATAAAGAGCGAGATGAGACAGGACTTTTGCACAAACACCGACTTGTGCGATTTTTCAACAAGGCCGATCTCGAGATGAGCAAGCCGCTTAAGCCACCTCGAGCGATTCAATATCGCCATCCGGTTTTTGCCCTCGAGCAAGCACGGTACACTAAAGCAGTGGAACAATGGTTTTACAAGGTCAAAGACGAGTATGACACCTACATCGTTGGGAAATCTGACCCTTTTACCATCGCCTCTGAACTTCACAAGAAGAGTGGGGCTTTTTCACAGCCAGTGTACCTTTTGTTAGACGCCAGTAAGTTTGACAGTTGCGTTGATGTGAAGTGGCTCCGCCTTATGATGGAGTTTTATTGCAAACTATTTCCAGCACGTGACTCTCGACGTATTCGATGGCTCTGGACACGCACCTTCGAGAATTCAGGGCGTTCCAGATCTGGGTTAACTTATAAGACCCACGGGACTCGCATGAGCGGCGACATGGACACAGGGTTGGGCAACAGTCTAATCATGTGGTCTATGCTTAAACTCTATCTGACCAATAATGGTATTTACAAACATTCCATCATGGTCAATGGCGACGATTCAGTCATCGTAATTGAAAGATCACAGCTCTCAGCATCACGCAACATTTCAATATTCCATTCCCTCGGCTTCAATATGAAGTTTGAGGTGGCTCTTGAGTTCAATCAACTCGAGTTTTGTCAGGCTAGACCTATATTCACAGATTATGGATGGACTATGGCCAGGCGCCCCGAGAGGGTGCTAGGCCGAACATCCTGGTCTGTCAATAATTATGGTCGATCTAAAATGCGGGCTTTCATACACACTCTCGGGTTGTGTGAGAGAGCCGCTAGTTGGGGCGTTCCAATTGCCTCAACACTAGCTACCAAGATGATACAGGCAACTCCCGGAGCCGCAAGGATCCGGCTCAGCCCATGGTTGGAAGAACACTACAACCGTATGCGAAGATGGTGGAAGCTCGGTGAGCCCACCATCTCCTTGGAGACCAGACAAAACTTCGCCGATGCCTGGGGCATCAGCGTTGAAGAGCAATATCATATTGAACGTAGTATCAAAATTAGCGTCAACGCCGTTCCAACCGAAGTACAGCTTTGCGAGTATCATGAATTGATTCATACCGCAAACCCCAGTCAAGTGGGGGTTTAGTTGTACCGAATGCGGTTACACACATGTTTGATTTACTCGGCCATTGGTTCAACACTAATAAAACCCCCCAACGAAAGAAATTCTCATACGACACAACCTTTATCGTACTTCTCATCTTTCTAGTTATAGCAATTTACGGGGGATACAAAATCTACAAAACATGCAAACAATCAAAGCGGCTAAACCTGGAATTAAAATTGCTCCGCTCGTACGCCGGGGACCAAGAAATCCGCGCGGGCCTAAGACCCCCAACTTGTCCGTCCTACCAACACGCCGGAGCAATCCCCGTGTAAGACGTCGTGGAGCTCAGTTGCGTGAGATCGGAACTCTTTCTGGTCTCACTTTAAAAGAATTCCAGGCACTGACCATTCAAGCGGAGCACATGCCCCAGTCGGCAGCCGGTTTAGCTTGGTTAAGAGATGTTCTAAACCCATGTGGCGAAGACCCTCTACCCGAGCTTGCTGGCATACCTGACGGATCTGGCACAGATAGCACACTTCTTAAGCTCCGAGATGACTTATTGATTGTCCCACCACCGTTGGCAACTGACGATTGGGGCGCAATAGTCTTCAGCACTCCTTATTTGGTGTCACAACTCATCGTGCTCCGGTATGCTGGCAACACGCCACCCGCACAAGACGTTCTACGTCAAGTGCTCAATGGCATGACTACTAATGAATGGGATGTTACAGCTAGGTACCCTAGCTATTTTACCCCTACCACTATGCTGCCACCAGCAACCGGTGTTCCTATACCAGTCACAGGCCCATCCTTTGATATTACTGTTCTCGTGCCAGCAGCGCTGCGCGACAACTTTAACTCCACTGGAGGGGCCCCAGGCTGGTCTTATTTCCGAAAATGGCGCACAGTGTCC